ATCTTCGGGAGAAAGATAATATTGACCTGGAACAAATGGTCCAAACTCTGCAGCATCCGTTCCAAAATCAATATAAAAAATACCATTAGGGAAATATGTTACTGGTTCTGCAATTCTAAAACTAAATCCAGTAGAACCTAAAAGAACATCATCTTCTGTAAATGTATTTTTAAGATCTCTAAGATAAACATGTGTTATCTGACCTAAACCATTCTTTACAATCTTAGCAATTTCTCCTCTACCATTACCACCAATCTCATCAACTGTTCTTCCTATTTCAACGTCACCTAAAACTTGATCAACATTCTCAACTTGAAACATTACATTATCAAATTCTACTTTAATTTTCCAAGTAAATACCTGTTGTTTACCCCAATCAAATACACCATTCTTTAATGCAAATTCACCAATAAGTTTACTTGATTGATAATAGTATTGGTTTCCATCAACTACTGAATCATAAGCACTATTACTTTTAATATGTGTATGTTTTACCGTATCAATAGTAAACCCTGGAGGTGGATTTCCATCTGGTCCCCATTCTGGTGTATGTAAGAATGCTCCATTGGCCATTATACCAATGGTTGTATCTGGATTGATCTCTCTAGTCATCGAATCAGGTACATCCTTACCTCCTCTATAGATGTACTCTTGACTATAATTTCTATCAATTAAATAATCTTGACCACCTGGTTGCCTTTCCTGATCTATTATAGTTGGCTTAGGACTATTATCAGAGGTTAAAGTAAGTCTATCAGAGTTAGTAGCAAAAGAACCTATAGTAGGAGAATTTGGATGAGACTGCCAAATTTTATTAATGTCAAATGATGTAACTACATTAGGAGTATCTTGAGATGGAATAATCTGCAATCTTAAAGGATCGTATCCTTTACCTCTCTCTAAAACTCTAACGTGTATAATTTTACCAGAGTCCTCATCAATAATAGGATACAGTAATGCTGCCTGGTCAGGTGTACCACAACCAGTAATAGTTAACCGTGGAGGATCTGCTTGAGAATATGAATCTCCTCCGTCAACTACTCTTACTGCACGAACTCCAAAAACTTCATCAAAAATAGGTTCAATTACAGCACCACTACCAGGAACAGTTCTTGCCATATTTTATTAACCGATTACGTTGATTGTGCCATTCATGGCAGCGTGTAATGTACACTGATAATATAAAGTATTAGGTGCATCCATAGGAACTGTCCAGTAAAGAACAGCAGTTCCACTACCAGTCTGCCCATCTGTATATGGAGTACCACTTAATCCTTGACTACTCTGTATTCTAAATGGATGTGCAGATGCTTGAATAGTATTATCAAAAGCATATGTAAACCCTCTCATAACATAAAGAAGTGGGTCTGCAGTTGCAGTAGCAAATCCAGGTCCAGCAATAGTATAATCACTAGAACCACTAGCATTCACTTCCCACCATGTAAGAGGACTTCTTGTAGGAATCCAAGTAGTTCCATTATAAAATAACGAATCTCCCTGAACTAAAGAACCAACATCAGTATCAGTTAAAGCACCAAATGTTGTAGTAAGAGTTCCAGAAAAATCTATTGTTAAAGTATCATTAACAACTGTTGTAGTGATGTTTGAACCACCAGCAATAGTTAATGTGTCTGTCTGACTATTTGCTGTTGTAGTACCAGTATCACCAGCAACAGTAGCAAATAGATCAATTGAACTGACTCCAGCAGCATCATCACCTGGCTTCCATTTAGCAGCAGTGGAATCCCATTTAAGAACTTGGTTATTTGTAGGAGCAACAGTAGTTGTATCAACGTCTGCTAACAAATCAACACTAGAGTACTGTGTCGCTATTTTTGCTCTAACATCACCAACACCACCAGTAGCTATATTAATATTTACATATGGATTATCATCACCATCTACAGTAAAGAAAAATCCACCATAAGATGCTGCAGCAGGTGCAGAACCTAATGATGTAAATTCATTCTTATATCCTACTTGGGTTGGAAAATCAACAATTCCAGTCGCACCATCAAAAGTACTAGTAATACCACCATTAGATATAGTAACATCACCTGTCCCATTGGGAGCAATAGCAATGTTTCCATTAGATGAGGATATGATAGAATTTCCATTTACATCCAGTGCTGCTGTTAATGTTGTTAAATCAGACGGTAAAAATGAAGACCCATTATAGCGTAAGACTTGTCCAACAGCAGGGTTTGTGACACTAAGCTGTATGTTAGTACCATTACCTATTGCAGAATATACTTCATTAAAATTGTCGTTTATCTTGTCACCACCACCACGCAGGGTATCCCCTGTGTTGTCATTAGCTACCGTACCAAGATTTAGTGATTGCTTAGCCATTTATCGCTACATTTTTAGTTATTTATGTTAGTATCTCTGGGTCTATCAACTCTTCTCCATATTGACTTAAGTCAGGAGCAGTCCAATCATCAGGTACACTTGTTTCAACCTCGATATTAGGAGTTTGATATCCAGTACCAGCGTTGTTAATAACGACTCCACCGATTCCAACTAGTGCGTTGATGTCACCATCAAAACCTGATATAGAATCAACTCTAACATTTGGTCTAGTTGTATATCCAGAACCACCAGCAGTAACCTGAACACTCTGAATAAACCCTGAAGTTAAATTTGCAGTTGCTTTAGCATTTTTACCAAAGACTGACCCAAGATAGTCGAAAGTAATTAGAGAGTTAGAAGACTCAATAACAGCAACTTCTCTGTCTGCAGTCTCACCTTGAATATCAATAAAGTCACCAGGTTCGATAGGTGGAATAACTTCAGCAGCGTCAACGTCTGCCTCAGAACCAACATAAGAGAATCCAACGAATGTTGAACCTACACGTGGAATTTCAGAGAAGATAATACGTGAACCAACCAATTCAAAACCAACACCTGGTTCCTGAATAACACCGTTAAGCGAAACAATGATATTATTTTCTGGTCTAATGGTTGTAGACTGAACACCATCTGTAAGTGTTAGTGAGTAGAATACATCATTACGTTTAAGGTTGAATGACTGACGTAAGGAGTCGAACTCGAAGGATATATCATCCAATTGTCTCAACTTACCTACGTAGAATCCTGTGAAAGATGCACCTAGTTCTGGTGGTTCTGTAAACTGAATAGAATCAGAGAACGCTGTATATGCGTTAGAAGCACCTGGAGGTTGTAGAATACCATTAACGAATACGAGAAGATGCCCAGCTGGATCTGGTAGGTACTGAGTACCATTACCAATAGTAAGTTTAAATGTGTCTTGAACACCATCAAATCCCTTGAACGCTCTCTTAACACGTGCGAGAAGATCAACTTGTGTAACTATAATTGCCTTATAATTATCAGCACTTAATATTGAATCCTTAGTATTAAATGAACCTTTAATGTCACTAAGATATATTCTCTTATTAACACCACTAGGACGTATATCCTGAACTAAGGCAGAACCAGCACCAGGAGTTACTACTCTTGTAGTTACAGTTGCGTAACCAACTGGGAAGTTATTTCCTATACCGTAGTCACCTACAAGGTCTCCATTTGTAATGGTTCCTTGGAAATCAGCAATATAAATGAAACTATTATCTAAATCAATTTCAGATATTATTGCATATGTGTTAAAGTCTTGAATTCCACCAACAACCTTATACAATCTATTTCCAACTGCAAACTCTTGTAATCCACTAACAATAGAAATACCAAGTCTTACATATCCCTTTGATGAAATTCTATCACCAACTGAAAGATCAAATCCATCAAATTTATTTACCTCAATATACTTCCTAGAAGTTTCTGGATAAACAACAGATGTTGTTTCAAATGATCCATTTAATGTCTCAGTATCAACTGTTAATGTACCACCAGTATTATCAAGAACTGCTGCCTCTGTGCGTAAGAATGATGTTGGAGTAGCAGTAGCACCACTTGTGTATGCCTTGAATGGAACAGAAGCATCAAATGTACCTTTAAGGTCTATAATTTGAATACGATCTTCAATTAAACTAATCTGTGCTGTTGGTGTAGGATTACGATCTGTTTCTTCAATTATATCATTAATTGCAAAAGTTCCACTTGTAACAAGGACATCTAAGTATCTAATGTTTTCATCTTCCCAGAAGCCATATATCGTAACACTTACACTTGAGTCACCTTGTTTGTCAATAGTA